GACTGTAACAATTCGTGATGAGGGGGGCGGTTATTAGGACTTGACATCTTTTTTTCGCGGAGCGCCCTTCTCCACGGCCTTTATAAGGGAAATTTGAAATAATCCAGGAGAAATATTGACACCCCTCTAAAGGGTATGTATACTTAAAACATAATCTACAACTACGGATACCGCCGCTGGGAAACTACGTTTCCACGATATAGTAAGTACAACTGCTGGATACCTGCGGTATCACAATATGTTGTTGCTATTGAAAAGTGGACATAGCTATTGAACAGCTGCAAAAAAGCTATTGAAAAAAATTTTAAAAAAAAAAGGCACGTTATGAAATATACCTACGGAAGCTACACGCTATGAAATACGTGTACGGACCTCTTGTATGGAACTGTCTAAGTGATAGCGATGAAAGCGGTAATTATTTATGGAACGGTAGTCCTCCAGTAGGATATGATAGCAGCGGAATTCCTATAGATGACAACGGTTTACAGTGTTTACCACTTGCTTGTCCGCTACACCCGAACCATAAGCCTACTATAGTATGTTTTAACGTAGTTATACGGGATCATCTGCCTAGCATTGCTGCTTTTCGAACATGGTTCGATGATAACTATCTGATTCTTTCGGATCATCAGATTAAACTATATATCGTTCGTTGGTATAGCTTTCAGCGAACAAAAACAGCGCAGTGGCACACTATACAACAAACCAGTAAAACTGTAGACGAGGTAATTGACGTACTATGGCCATAACACTTACATACCCTAGAGTACATAGTTTTGACGATGCTAATGATTGGCCCAGTTATCGTATTAGCGACCATAAGATTGTTAGAATGCATATAGGTGCTGGGTCTCAGCTTGTTACGCACACAACCACTTATGATATATTTGATTATGCTGGTGATCAGCCTGCATCTATTGAACGTGTTGTTGACGATATTGAAGCGTACTTTGAGGATTATACGGCTGAGAACCTAATAACTGCCCGTGTTGTTTCTATCAGCACTGATGAGGGGTTACTTGCGCCATATGCTCTTGCCACAATAACCGTAATAGCTACATGGAGTTACAATGCGAACTGAAATAATTGATGCTTTTACTGCACATTTTCCAAATTGCGAACGCGGTCTTCGTCATTTAGAAGATATTAATCATTTTCCGCATATCACGTTTTCTATTGTTGCGGAATCTAGAACACATAATAGCGCTAATCAACGTTTTGGCGTACTTTCAATCTCGATGCGTAGTTATAGCTACGGAACCATCGAAGACGCTGAGACACTTGGTGATAATATTGAAAGCTTAGTGGAAAGCTTTAATCCTACAGGCATTATAGATTGTTATATTACAAGCTATAGCACTGATGAGGGACTGCTGCTGCCATACGCTATTATCGACCATGCTATAAATTTATCATATGAGGTGAACTAATGAATATAACTAGTCCTACAACCACAGTTGAAGCACTAAACCGCACACTACAAGCACCCCCACTCGATCCAGTAATTCTTGCGTTAGCAAATGATTATCTTTCAGGTGCTACTATTGAGCAGATTGCTGCGGACTACTCTATTTCTACAGATCGGGTTACAACTGTACTTGATAAAAAAGAAGTTAAACACTACATTGATAGCGTATTTGCTACACAAGGATATTTAAACCGAGTGAAGCGTATAGCTATTATTAACCGCGTAATTGATCAGAAAATCGCTGACGCACTAGAAACCGGCATCTACTCCAAGAAAGATTTACTTGACTGGATGAAGCATTTAGCTGAAATTGAAGATAAGCTAAAACCTACTGAAAAGGGTCCGGCTGTTGCAGTTCAGATTAACAACTATGATAAACTAATGCGTGATTTACTAGAATAAATATAATTTGCGGAGTGTGTTGCACTCTATTGGAGAAATAAATGAGCAAACAACCAAAAGATGACGGCAATGAGCCAATTCCTGTATTAAGTTATAGACCTAATGGTGCTCAAAAGTTAGCTGTAGGCGCTACTTCAGTACGCTCTGCTAGTATAGATATTAATACTCGTGTAGTTTCTTTATATTCTGATGTAAACTGTTATTTTGAAGTGGGTGACGATAGCGCGGTAGCTAATATTACTAATTCTCACTACTTACCCGCAGGGCTTTATATTGATGTATCTCTAGGTTCCGATATTATTGCTCGACTTAATTTTAAGTATATAGCTGTAATTTCCGAGGATACTGGAACTCTATACTTAAGTGATAGAATCTAATGAGCCTGCTTACCCGTCTTAGATTATCTGTTAGTGCTATAAATCGTGTGTTGGTATTAGCCCCCCAATTACAGACAGATGGTTTTGATGTATTGCTAACTTCATCAGGCGATGCTATACTTACCCAAAGTGGAATATTTATAGTTCGACATCCAGAGCAATATGATATAATCCTCTCAGGAGGTATTACCTTAAATAGCCAGGATGGTCGAACACTGCAAGCGAGATTTTAATGGCAAACACAACAATCACGGGTCTGGCTCATATATCCAGTACCGAAGTAGCTGCAGCTGACGTTTTCCTAATTGACCACGTAAGTGCCTTAATTACCAGAAAAATTACCTTAGCAAACGTTACTACCTATTTGAGCAGCGCTATTGGCGTAGCTCACACAGTTCAAGGCAATCTAGATAGTTTTGCCAGTTATGCTAATGCTAACGCATCAGCTTTATCTTCAGCTATAGCTAACATATCAGCTAACATATCAGCTAACTTTTCTATTGCAGGTGATACCGGAACAGATGTAGTAGTTGTTGGACCAGAGACCTTAACTTTTAGTGGAGGTACTGGTCTAAATACTATAGTTACTAATAATACAGTTACTACTAGCTTAGCTAATACTACAGTAGTTTCAGGTTCTTACGGCGGTACTGACGGTGCCGCTATTATCGTACCTACTATTAGTATAGATAACCAGGGTAGAATAACTGCTGCACAAAATACTAGTGTAACAGTAGATTTATCTGCTGTACAAACTAATATTAATACTGTACAGTCTAATATTAGCACGGTAGCAGCAGCTGTAGCAGCGCAGTCTACTATTATTCAAACTGTACAAGATAATGTAACTATTAACCAATCTGGTATAAATATAGTGCAATCTAATGTATATGCTATTTCAGATACAATTGGAAATGTAGATAGTCTAGCTACTACAGAGAAATCTAGCATAGTAGCAGCTATTAACTCTATAAATACTACTCTCAATACATTTGATACTATTATTACTGGTGACTTTGTTTTTAGTGGGCGAACACTGACAGGTATAAATTCTGTAGGAGCTACTATATATTCACAAGAGCTATCTTCAGGTCACTTTGCAAAGCTTTTGATAAATGTTGAAGATTTAACTTATGGACAGTATCAATCTTCTGAGGTACTATTAGTCCATGATAACAATTCTGCAAAAATAGTAGAGTATGGTATAACACATACTAGTACTAATCCCATTGCTACTTACGACGCTACTATAGTGGGTTCTAATGTAGAGATATACGCGCAGGCAGTAAGCGCTAGTAACACGATTAAAGTTTTAAAAATAACAAGCTAAGGAGTGAGCAATGACTCAAAAAGATTTTAAGGTCAAAAATGGCATTATAGCAGGTGGTAATATCACTACTTCTGATGGCGGGTTCATTTTTGATAGCACAGCAAATACCCTATCTATAGGCGGTACTACGGTAGCGCTAGATACACAGGTAGATCTAGTACAGAGTAATATATCCGCATTAACTACTTCTGTAAATACTATTAGAGGCAATGTTAACTCAGTGCAGAGTAACGTAGCTACTCTTACTGGGTCAGTAAATACCATTATATCTAATGTTAACTCAGTAGCTAGTAATGTAGTAGCTAATACTGGTCGCATTAATACAGTACAAAATAACGTAAATACACTTACTAGTTCTGTTAATACGATTCAAGCTAACGTTAATTCTGTTCAGAGCAACGTAGTCACTACCCAAGGTAATGTTAATACCGTACAGAGTAATTTAAATACTCTTACTACATCAGTTAATACTATTCAGGGTAACGTAAATTCCGTAGCCAGTAATGTCGGAACACTAACTACCTCTGTTAATACTATTCAGGGTAATGTAAATTCTGTACAAAGTAATGTAGCTACTAATACTGACCGTATCAATACCGTACAGAGTAACGTAAATACTGCTGTTACATCTATTAATACTGTTCAGGGTAACTTAACTACTCTAACTAGCTCAGTAAATAGTATAAAAGCCAATGTAGACTCCGTGCAGAGTAATGTAGTTACTACTCAAGGTAACGTAGACACAGTACAAGGTAATTTAAATACTCTTACTGCTTCTGTAAATACTATACAAGCTAACGTAAACTCAGTAGCTAGTAACGCTGCTACTAATGCCTCGCATATCAATACTGTGCAGAGTAACTTAACTGCTCTTACAACTTCTGTAAATACTATACAGGGCAATACAAACTCGGTAGCTAGTAACGTAGCTACTCTTACAACTTCTGTAAATACTATTCGTGCAAACGTAAATTCAGTACAAAGCAATGTAGCAGGTATTATTAGCGGGCTAACCCAGTTTACTGGTAGCGTCACTATGCAAAAAGATCTTACAGTACAAGGTAATCTTGTAGTAGGTGGTGCAACTACTTCTATACAGTCTACAGACACTTTTGTAAAAGACCGCGTAATTACCCTATCAGATGGAGCCCCTAGCCCATCCTTTGATACCGGTATCTACTTAACTAGAGGTACTGGCGGAGATGTATTTGTAGGTTTTGACGAAAGTTCAAAGCAATTTGTAGCCGCATATACTAGTGATACTGCTGGTAATACTATTACAGATTTTACTCTAACTTCTTATGCTAACGCTCACTTTAATAATATTACAGTAGATGGTCAAGTTGATGGCGTAGACATTGCTGCGCTACCAGGTAAGATTAACACAGTACAAAGTAACGTATCTACTCTTACTACCTCTGTTAATACTATACAAGGTAACGTAAACTCAGTACAGAGTAACGTAGTATCTAATACTGGAAGAATTAATACAGTACAAAGTAATGTAACTACTCTTACTACTTCTGTTAACTCTATACAAGCTAACGTAAACTCAGTACAGAGTAACGTAGCTAGTGCAGTAACATCTATTAATACTGTACAGAGTAACTTAAATACCCTAACAACTTCTGTAAATACTATACAAGGTAATGTTAACTCCGTATCTAGTAATGTATATACTAATACAGGACGTATTAATACTGTACAAGGTAACGTAGCTACACTTACTACATCTGTAAATAGCATAAAAGCGAATGTAGACTCAGTACAGAGCAACGTATCTACCAATACTGGGCGTATTAATACAGTACAAAGTAACGTATCTACTCTTACTACCTCTGTTAATACTATACAAGGTAACGTAAACTCAGTACAGAGTAACGTAGTATCTAATACTGGAAGAATTAATACAGTAC